ATCTTCTCCTCAAAACCAGGGAGGCCAAGATTTGGAACCTTCAAGTTAGTAGCAATTTTATGGAAATGAGCATATAAGGTTTCAAAATCAAGAGTGATCTCTGGAAGGTCTGACTGGATAAGAACTGTATTAATACGATTCTTGAGATCTTCAAAGTAGCTCTTTCCATGATGGTAAGCGGACATAAGGGCGGCATTGCAAACTTCGAGTGTTGCACGTTTAGGATCACGACCCTTTGTTATCCAATTGGTTGTATCTTCAATAACGTCTTTTCGCAAGGGTGCGTAACAAGACGAATTGATGAGTCTAAAACTTCGTTTAAGAAATTCAACGTCAGTTAAAGAATACCAATTTGGAATATCAATGGGCATTAAGGTATCAGGATCAATTTCGAAGTCATTCTTCTTGAAATCAGTAATTTCATATCCAATCAAATGCATAAAATGCTTGAGAGGACCATTACCAAAACCAATTTCACGGAGAAGTAAGAGCACAGACCAAACATGATCATCTCCAAAAGCTTTACCACGCAGCATTGCAGCCACTTGGCGAACAGTTAGATAGACTTTCTTATGTTTGGCATATTTGACAGCACTAAATAGGGACGAAGCACGAGTTTGTTTCGTGTTCGAGGGGGTTGTTTTGATTTGGCCTGAGGGGTTACCATGGCCAGGGCGGTAACACTCACCAAAGAAAATGTGAACACGGTTGAAATAAATTTCTTCATTCAACCATTGACGAACTTGAAGACGTTCTTCCTTAGTCAAAAAATAACCAGGAATAATTTCAACAACTTCATCTGATTCATATTTTTGATAGTAAGCATTTTCAACTTTATTGAGGCAATCAGACATATCAGATGATGTAGAAGCATCTTGAGCACTAATGTCCTCTGCAACAACATGGGCAATAGCAGCAGGGTCATCCTTTGGACACAATTGATTTTTAAAATCAAGCCATTCACAACTTTCAGGATTCAAACCATAGGCAGAGGTAGAATTTGGATTATTGTGATTGGCCAATTCAGATTCAATCATATCAAGGAAAAGGGCACGAGAAAGAGCTAGAAATTCGACTTGCATACCAGAAAATAGGCGAGTCTTTCCAGCTTCAACACGATCCAATGTTCTCA